GAAAAAGGTTGATGCCGCAATAAAAGTTTCTTCAAAGGCCGCAGCAGCCGCACAAACGGGTGTTGATTCCCTCCAAGAAACGCTGAAAAAACAGACAGATGAACTTATGGCTATGCAGGAAAAAGGAGGAGATACCCAAGAAGCTAAAGACGCTATGAAGAAGCAGGTGGAAAGAATAGCATTGACTAAGAAAGCACTAGAAGCTGCCCAGGGTAATTTGATAGCCATTAATAAACAATTGAAACTTCTGACAACCGGAAACGAAACAAGCGAGAAGATGGCAAAACTATTGAAGATGATGTTCACGGGGGATAAGAAAGCACTCGGTGTGGAAGTAGCCGCAATGATGGAAGAAGGTAAAACTCTGCCGATGATACTTAATGAACTCGGCATCTCTATGGCTGACTCGGTAGAAGGACTCATGACAGCTGGGTTGTGGGAAGAAAACAAGGGCAAATCGGGGTTGATGGGTGAATCGGGCGGGCAAATTGCAATAGGGAAAAAGCAATATGAGGCCGCCGAGAAGCGACGCTTGGCGGCCGAGCCCCCGGCACCGGCTAAAGCGGAAGCGGGACTCATCGGAAGTTATCAGGTCAAAAGACAATCCGAGAATCTCCTGCTGCATCGTGGAGAAACCGTATCTGGGGCTCAGCAGGGCGGTGGAAGGAGCATCAACATCACAGTGAATGCGACTGAAACCGATTTGGCCAACAAGATCGCCAATGAAATCAAGTCTGCCCTCTACCAAGCAAAAATGGCCTAACCAATGGCTGATCAAGACGCAAGACAGCAATATGTTTCCGGCAGCAGTGACTATCTGCTGAACGTATCGGACTATCTGCATAACTATGCGGCAGTTCCGATCGCCAAGGGTAGCCCTTTTTATGTCGAGATGGTGAATTCAAGTGGTGTTGGAGAGTCAATCACCATGGAGGACGGGACGGAGCTCCTTGGTGTGAGACTGATGATTAACCCGACGACGCTCAGCATGAACATGTCCAAAATTGTGAACCGTACTCAAACGATGACTTCTTGGGTTGAAGACCATTGGGGTGAGGAGATGGACACTATCACCCTTCAAGGCAGCACCGCGGCATTCGTGATTGGAGCGGACTCACTGCGCTCCGCAGGGAAGATTCATCAAGGTGAATATCAACTGACCTCGGGTGACGCAATTAGCTACCCAACGAATGTCGAACCCGGATTGACCACAAGTTACCGGAGATTGTCAATATCCTATCGAGAATGGAAGAAGTTACTCCAGATCTTTGCCCACAACGGGTGTACTTTTGATAACCAAGGCTTTGTAAAAGACAGGTTGTTCATCCGGTTGACTTATGACTATGCATCTTTCATTGGGTACTTCGAAAGTGTTGATACAACTGAGGATTCCAATTCTCCCTATCGATTCACCTACACCATCACGTTTCGGGCAGAAAAAACGTTGTTCAGATTTGCTAACCGGAAATCCGTGGTTCGTTGATTATGAATCGCCAACAAGTCAGAATAGATACTGATGATTTCCTGAATAGGGCTCAAGGTAGCGTTTCCTTTGAGCCAGTATCTGCAGGATTGATCCCGGCCGAGGGCCTTTCCGACGCCTTAATGAGTGCGTTGTCTCGCGAGAATATCTTCTTGACGGGTGCCGCTCAAGCCATTCTTCCCATGACTATTGCAGTTCCAGGAAACGATGGGCTTCGTGCTCAAATCACACTTCTCATCAATCCTGAGAACATGAACCACGGTAAAACCAATGCCGCTCAGACGGTTTACACCAGAAATGGGTGGATCCCCCAGCTCTGGGGCGACAATCAGGATATGCTTACAGCGACTGGCAAGTCAGCCATGTTCATGGTCTCCGGTGAAGGCGCCGCAGAGCTCCTGAAGAAATATTCGTTTGGTTTCCTGAATTTCATGGCCCTGGTCAGTGCCTACAAGAATAACGGATACAGGATGAATGACCAGACCGACCCGCAGGCAGCCACTCGAGTCATTGATTTGGTACAGGGGGTGGAGCTCTCATATGACGGCCAGATTTTCATGGGGCACTTCAACAACTTCACGATCGACGAAACTGCCGAATCTCCCTTCATATTCTCCTACAATTTTGAATTTGTCTGTAGCTCTCTTTCAACCAATTACAACTACATCCGGGGTCATTTCAGGCCTTTGGATGACATCCAAACGACAAGCCAATCCAACTTTGATAATTCGGACCGGTCTCTGGGGGAGGACGACCCCACCAGCACGTTAATTTATGATGTGGGGGCTAATGGGCCCGTAGCTCATCCAACAACAACGAGACAAAAGACAGACGAGACTTGCGTCCAATTGTGGGAGAAAGCAACCTTGATGGTTTTCCCTCCGTATGGACTCCCTTGGAGTGAGGCCGTCGAACGAAAATATACGAATGGGTCCTATAATCAGAACATGAAACTTCGTGGGCAGCTTTTGACGGCATTTGAACAGGGAACACTGTCGGAGTTCTTTACGAGATAATCATGGCTTACAACTCAAAAAATTCTGGCCTGTTTACTTTTCAGGAATTCAAGAACCGCGGGGTTATCAAACAGGCCCCGGATGTTCTGGTTTTCTTGAATGGAAACATGACTGAAGCAGTCATCAGTTCTGTGTCTGGAAAAAACCAGAACATGAGCTTCAATGATGGGATCACCTCAGTCAATGTTCAGAATACAATCGATAACCCGGGTCAGGGGTCTGCTTCCATCACGATTACCACACCCATCTATGGAGAGCACTCAAAATATTGGATTTCTTTCTACGGCATAGATGGGCAGACCATTCGTTCACCAATATTTGTACCCATGATGGAAGTAAAGATCTATTTCAAGGGTCGATTCTTGGTTGATGGAAGCCCCAAATACTACCCGTCTTTCTGGGGATTCATTGTACAAGTAGAAGAAAACTTCTCGGGCGGTGTCTACACCATCTCGCTTCAATGCTCTGACATGCTTCATTGGTGGGCTTATAGCCAGATCAACATCCACCCCGTACCTGCAAGTGGCATTGCCGCCGGCGGGGGACAGATCATGACAGCCTATTCGACTATCTTCACTGATGCCAACCCCTATACCATTTTGTACCGGATGACTCAGAGCATGGGCATGCACGAGTTTGTGACCCCCACGTGGCTGGCTCAGAAAACCCCGCTGAGTCAGTTGTACCCACCACAGGCTTTCAAATCCGTGGTGAAGGGCATCATGCAATATTGGGAGAAGCGATTCAGTGCGCTGGGTTCAGTATTGAAAATGTATGGAGTGATGGGGCAACCATTGAAGCCTGTAGAACCAGGGAAAGTCCGTAAATGGGAGACTTTCGACATACCCGGAGCTGGAACAAGCAGCACCTCCGAAATAAAAAATACCACTGAAGATACGAACATCACGGGTAAACCGTTGCAAGGATTCAAGTCTAACAAGGACTTCATTGATAATGCTTATTTGAATGGATTCACGGTCTTCTTCCAATTCGACAAAATGGGAACATTCAACGACGCAGAGTACATGTCGAAGTTGGATATCGCCATCGAAATAAAGAACCGCTGTGAGTTTGAATTCTTTCAAGATGTGAACGGGCAGTGGATTTTTAAGCCGCCCTTCTACAATCTCAATACCAAATATGTTCCTCCGTATCGAATAGATCCCGCAGACGTGATCAACCAATCGTTCCAGACTAATGCTGAGGAAATTACTACAATTTTGGAGGTTCAGACTCCTTTTCACCCGAAATTGCGCGGATTGGATCTTCCGAGTGGACGTGGTTTCCACATCGATATCGATTTGGCCAAACGCTACGGGGTCAAATTCAAAAGGGTCACTCTTGAGTATATCCGTAGTACGGTTGCGGCGAACATGATGGCGATGGGACACATGGCCTTCCTGAATGCTAAGGCTTTCACAGGGAGCATCACTATTGTGGGTCGTCCTGAACTACGGTTGGGGTTTCCGATCTATCTTGGCTATCGGGATTCCTTCCATTATGTGAAGTCAATCAATCATAGCTTTGATTATGGATCCGCATTCACGACAACCTTGGCGTTGGAAGCAGAGCGAACCAGAATGTACAAATTGGAGGGCGACCAATTTGTTCTGGAGAGAGACAAGATCTATCTATATAGGGGTGCAGGAGCAGTCACAAAAGAAGATAAGGATGTCAAAGCCGGGAGAACAGACAAGGAATCAACGGGTACCCCGGCAAAGACCCAATTGGATGCGGAAGCGAAGAAGGAACTTGAGAAGCAGATAAGTGAGAGCTATTCGAGCCCTTGGGAGCTGAGCGATAACGCAGAAAAAGCCCGGCAGCTTCTCGCGAGCACCGGCCGCATCGTTGGTGTTGAGCAGGGTCGCTATGATATTGTTCCCAGAGAAGGCCAAGAAGCCAAGGACAAAGGTATAAAAGACCCCAGCATTGCACGGGCGGTGACACAGAGGTCTATCCCGTTCACCGACGAAGAAGGCTATAGGCATATTGGCGCATTCAGATATGGTCGAGGAATTTCAGTCACAGGTGGAACGGGAATTGACGAGGACTCTTGGAAACTACCCGCCACCAACATGCAGGCTGAGGACAGCATCACTAAGATGACCGTTGGATCTGTTGCGGAATCGGAAAATATGAAGGATTATGCGGCTACTATCAGGGAAGGACGTGAAGGTCTCATACCGGCCTATTTGGAAGGGTTCAACATTCGAACAAATATGCCGGATGTCTCTGATATTACACCAGACGCCAATCAAGTCGATGCGGCATTGTCGGCATTGTCGGGTAAAACACTCAGCAATGCAAAAGTCAAAAAACCAAAAAAGGTCACCAAACCACCAGCCCCACCAGCCCCAATACCACCTGAGGGAGAGATTGAATATCAAATCAATTGAAACTGTCAAACAATCAACAGCCCAATGTATGATTGGTGGTAAGGGTATGAAGCGTAAGCGGAGAAGTTGGAAGAGTTGGGGACACAGGTTATATATATGACAAATTGGACTAAGCGTCAGTATAGCCGGGGGGAGAAACCAAGTCCTGTAATCACACAGGCTACGGGCGATTATAGGTACAGGTTTCTCCGGGTTGGAAGAGTCATGGAGGTTGACCCCCGCGGTTATCAGGTCAAGATTCAGTGGCAAACCGGAGACGGGTCTCCTGATTGGATTCCAATTCCGTTTCCATATGTTGGCCCTTCCGGCTGTCTTGGTCAAATACCGGAGCGCTACTCTCTAGCTATCTGCGGTTTCTACAGCACTGGTCTCAATCATGCCGCACCATTCATCCTGACGTTTGTTCCGTCATCTTTGCTCGCCGGTCTGGACTTCAGTGATGTCAAGAACCTGCCTGATTCTGTCCCTAATGAAGACGAAAATGTCATCAAATTCCGCTTCCGTGATCTTGCAGAAGGAGACATGATTTTAAAGTCCTCTTTGGGAGGCATGTTGTTGGCCAATAAAGGCCTTCAACTCTCGGATTCTTTCGGGGATACAATCAAGTTTCGCTATGGGGACCAATCCATTCTCTCGACCTCGGTCGGAAATTACACCTTTGCTGATGGAGCCTCGGTCAGCATGGGTCCGGCTATTCGCAACAGCATGACCCTTTATGATGCGAATGGCGTAAAAATGCGTGGGTCCAACGGGAGTCTGAAATCAATTCCTGAATTCGGGGACGTTATCTATATAGTACCCTACGGAAAACCGATCGCTTTCGACACAAAGTTCTATTCGGAATACCGCATCGATGCGGATGATCTCTGCGATGCAGTCTTAGATTCAAATGACATGAATGCGGCCACGTCGACTTCGAATCGTGACCCAATCGTGTCCTTTGCCTTGGGTAATTACATCGGAGCCGACCCCAACAATTCCAAGCAGTATGGGGCCATATTGCGCCCCGCACTATTCTCGGGACCTAACGATCGGGTCGGTGCTTTTGCTTTGGTACAAGCCATGCAGAACAAGGGCCAGGATGAAGTGTCATCTCTGGGTCTTGCATTTGCCCTGCATTTCCTGAAATCTGGGTCCTTCATCGGGGTTGACAAAGAAGGTCAGCTGTTCATGAATCTGTCGGCCTCTCGTTCAAACCCGCAAGGTAATGGGCGGTCAATGTCAACGCTGGCAACCGGGGGCCTGAAGGAAGTCTGGGGGCAGGATTCGCTTCAGAATAACTCGTGGGATCTGACCGCGAAGGGTGGTATCCGTTGGCAAATTGGCGCTCATAACACGAACGACCGTAGCCGAAGCATTGATATCCGGACCTCCAGCAGCATTTTCATCGAGGTCAACGGTGGGGACGATGACGATTGGAGTAAGCAGGAGAAGATTTATGGTAATGTGTTTGAGCTCACCGGCGGAGATCATAGCCGAGAGGTCTCAGGAACTGACAACTTGATTGTGGCCGGGTTACAGTCAGAGCTCATTATGGGATCCGCCGTTTTTCAATATGAAGCTGACAAATCCGAGAACGTTGCGTGGGGGTCAACCGAGGTTGTAACGAAGGAGAAGCAGTGCCGGTTTGGTTCTAGAAAGACCACGATCTCCAGCGGTGATGACGAACTCGAGATCATAAAGGGTTTCCGCAAGGAAAAGGTCCTTATTGGCGGACACCAGACAGACGTTATCACGGGGAACCTTGATGATTCTGTAACCACCGGAAATCGGACCAGCAAAGTAATCGCAGGAAACTACGAAATAGCGGTCACTGCCGGTAACGTGACAGTAAAAACCACCGCGGGAATGGTCACCATCTCGGGTACTTCCATCGAGGTTTCTGGGACGGCTATGGTCACGGTCAAGGCTCCAATTGTAGAACTAGGAAATGGGCCTGCTCGATCAGGGCTGGTCACCGGAGCCGGCCCAATGCCTTCTCACATGGATTACGTTACTGGAGCACCTCTTAAGGGTCTAATGACAGTAAAGGCAGGGACTTAATGCCATTGGTTCCAACATCTATCACGGGCTTGGCCATGAGCAAGGCGGCCCCCCTGACTTTGTCTGGGGATAAGCTGCAGCCCTTGATTTCGGCTGTCGCCAATGCGACCGCGGCCTATATCATGTCTGTGGGTATGTCAAACCCTACCTGTACGGTCCTTGGACCGGGCGCCGGGACCTTTACAGGCCAGATCCTGAATTTGACTCCGTCTGGTATGAGCAGCCAAATGATGCTCTTGGCATCCCCCCAGGGCCTTGCAGGACGGGACATCAAGAAACTGTTTGATTCCATATCCTTTGGCGTGGTTCAAGCCATGAAGACTGTCATCGTTGTAGGAGCAGTCATTGGTGGTGGCCCGGGTATCGGTCAGGGTAAAGTCCTCGGGGTCGTGGCAAAGGGTCTCGAAGCACAGATTCTCGGTATGGAAGCAGTCAAAGTCATCGGTGGAACTAAACTACAGCCGTTGGTCTCTTGTATTGCTGGTGGAATCTGCAATCACATTACACAGGCAGCTACTGTTATGGCAACCTGTGTGGGTGCTTTTGCTGGTCCTCCAGCTGGTCCTGTGACCATTCCAGCGGCAGCGGCAACCGGAAAATTTGCTTGAGAAGGAATTGAAATAAGATGCCTCTAAGCCTTGATGAAATCAAACTGCTCGAAACCGTCAACTTTGACCCCTTCGAGATCCGCGGTGCCAAGTCAGGTATTGGAAATGCCCGAACGACTGGGCCTCTATATACCAGCGGGTCCTACATCCCGACCTATGGGACTATATACGGGGACGCTTCATTCAGCTCTGACAGCAGCATTGTCATTGCTCTGACACTTCATGCGCCATACTCCGGTTTGGACGCCAGGAACTTGAAGATTGGGGACACACTTACATACGGTTCCAGCCGTCTTATAGATGTCATAGTTGACCAGACAAGCGTCTGGCTGGATGCCACTGCGGGGTTTACCGGGACAGCTGACTTCACCGCGAGCCTGATACCACGGGATTATCTTGTCGAACCGGACAAGATCAATAACACGTTCTATTATGGTACGACGGTGTTCTCGGAGGGTAGTCCATGGGTTCTCGGAGTGGGAACAACATGGTTGACGGATCTGACTTCCAATGACTACATCAAATCAGATAGTTATCAGAAATACTTTCGCATTCTGCAGGTTAGCAGCGATTCCACATTGAAGTTGGCCACACCATTTATTGGAACGCCCACTGTGATTGGGCCGTCCACGGCCAAGAAGCAGCTCATTGACCAGATGTACTATCGGTACACGAAAGACGACTTCCGTTATGAGAAGAACGGGGGATTCTGGATACAGAACGACAGCACTACAGATAGCGACTTGCTGGCTACGACCAACCCGGTGTCCATGGTAGATGGGGTTGATTTGCGGTTCGTTCATTCCATCAATCCAAATGCCCCGGACATGATGGATTCAAATCTGGCTCTGAATTTGGATCTGGCCCGTAGAACGACACGCCCTATTTTCCAATTCCCTCTGCCGGCCGTTCCCAATCCTGAGGAATCGCTCGAGCTCAAGATCAACAAGGTTACAGTTGTCAGGGGTCAAGATTACGTCGTGTCCTATTCTCAGGACCCGATCTATATAACTCCTCCGGCTCCGGAAGACAGACAAGTTGCCAATTTGATGTTTCTGCTGTCCGAACCGGGTCAGAATCTCTCGGGAGTATATAACGGCAACATTAAGTTTGTGGATTCCTCGGGGAACTCAATTGTCGGTGTCATGCCTGGAACTGAGACCATCCAGGTAAATGGGGCCGATCAGACGGTCAATATTGACTATCTGTTAGATGCAGATGCAGGCGTTGCAGTGGCGTCTTCCGCAATTGTTGAGGAGCCCTTAGTCAAATATGTTGGCAAGGATATAAGTGAACTTCTGTCCTATGGAATCTCCTTCTCTTTGGACGGTCGCAAGCTTCGGTACTCAATCCCGCCCCGGGACACTGATGAAGTCCGCATGGCACCGGAAGTTGGTCGGGTTGTTCCTGTTGGGTCCGATCATCCGGCGCCCGGTGAAGAGTACATGGTCAACTATCAGGTACAGGGCGGACCGGTCACCAACGAAGTCATATTGGTTTCCGTTGGGATGACTGCATTCAGGGTTTCGCAATATCCGCTCAAAGACAACTCCGTCATCTTGGTAAAGAACAGTGAAATTCTCGATGAGGATACGGACTTTAGAGTATCCACTCAGACCGGTCGCATCATTCTGACATCCCCAATTGTTGCTGGAGACTCAATCTCAGTCAGCTACTACCCGTTGGTGAAACAGGTGAACGGGCTCAGTTATCCCGGGAATTGGACCTGCACCAGCTACGGAACTCGTCTGGCAGTGGTTTCCGCATCAAGCTTCGAGTTTTCATTGGCAGATTATGCCTTGGACCCGCGACAGATCACAATCCTCAGGGTCTACAACGAGACTCGGAACAAGGACTACGATCTCACAGGATTGACCCCTCTAGAGACAACTTTCATTCTGGCCGCAAACCCGACCAATATCGCGATTGGTTTGGATGTCAACGATGTAATCACGATCAACTACGAATTCCTTAGTGAGCCGCTTGAATATTTTCCGGTGCTATTCAATAACTATTCGGTTCTGCAGGATTCAAGCACAATGTATCTGCAGGCGATTGATGCCCGGCCCTTCTTCTCTGAGGGATCCGTGGTTCGATTGGTTCCTTCTAATGCGCGAAATTCCTATCTGTTTGCTGTTCGAGACGCTATCTATGATGGTGAGGACACTTCGGTCAATTTCTACAGCAAGGTCCCCCAAGACCTTGTAAATCCCAGAATCACCGCGTCTGATGCTTCCGTTTCGTTTGTTCCAATAGGTTTTCCCGCAGAGGCCCTTGTTTCCGGGTCAAATTCTATTCGATTCCCAGGATTGAATCGTCCCGATATGTTCCGCCCTTACTCAGCCATCAAAATTGGCGGGTCAGATCTGTACGGGGTTGCGGGAGCTTCGTTTGATTCTGAAGCCACAGTTGTTTCTCTTTCATCTTCGTTGGCGTCAGATTGGACTTCAGTATCGGAATTGAACTCGGTTGAAATTTCTGACTGCCCCATTTATGATGAAGGTACAGTTTCGGTTTTGGCCCGCAAACCTGTTATCACGACTCCGGAACAGCCCGGGTTGACACTCAGCTATCAATCAAAAGGCACTGCGTACGTTTCAATCGATGCCTCCGCCATGAGCATCGTTACTGATGCAAGCTCCTACCGGTTTGATTGGAACAACAATGCAACGCTCGCGGACCTCTCCGGTAGCCTTAGTATTGGTCCGTTTGCTGCAGCGGTCTACATTTCAGATTGGATGAGTCTTCGTCTGAAGCCGGTTTCTGGATTGGCTACGTGGCTGGACTCCTCCACTGTGCTGCCCGTGCGTACGTCGCTCCTTTTTAATGGCCAATACACGGAAGATTTTCAGATATTCAATGAGGGGATCACGCTCAACTCTGGGCTTGAACCTGGTCAGCGTTATTCGTTGGACTATATCGGCCGTGACTATCTGGGGGACTCCACTGTTTCCTACTCAGCCAGATATTTCTCGATGCTTCCCGCGAGGTCGAGGCTGCAAGCTTCGTTTCAATATGATAATCTGGACCAATTCTACGTTCAGGTCATGACTCGATTGCAGTTCCTAGAAGAAGTTGTGGAGCCGGCGATCGATGAAGAAAATGCACAACTTGCGGGCGGTGGGGGTCAGGGCGGAGACCTGCCGAGTGATGCTGATCAAGGGAACGCAGAAGGTGGCTTGGTGAATGACCCGTTCCGGCAACGGGATGCTGAAATCTGGTGCAGAACCTACGAGACCATCTACGACTACTTCAGTGACCGGCTGCAGGATTTGAGTGCAGAGATGTATTCCGTTTTCGGATACAAACTCTGTAACAACGATGGACTATTGTCAAAGTATGACCAAGGCATGATTGCGTCCAAGTCTTTCAACAGACTCTGGCCAAATTCAGATTGGACTTCCTATGATCCTGCTCTCATTACACCTCTGACGGGGGCTACGAACGGGCCCGGCGGGGCCATTTTTACCAATGGCAGCAACATCGTGACCGGGGTAGTTGACCCGAACGGCTTTGGCACACGGTGGGAACTCCAGACACTCGCAGGTGGTTGGATACGCCCGGTGGACGGAACCAGAGACTACATGGTTGTCACGGCCCTGAGTGACAGCACAGTGATTATTATGGACCCCTATGCGGGTCCAACATCGTCGAGCGACGGGGAGTTGTTCACGCTTACCTCGAAGTTCCCATTGTTCGATGACGATGGGTATTTGGGTCCCAAAATCAATGGGACTCGGGCCTCCATTCGTCCCAAGCTCGTAAACGGGGACGTGTTCAGTTGTTGGGTCGACGGGGTGCAGAAGGATGCTACCTTCAGTGATCCCACATTTCCCCCGCCTCTCAGCAAACAAAAGTCGTTGCGAAAGTTCTCTTTGGACGATGCAGCCCAAACCATCAACAATGACATTCCGGAAATCAATGCTACAGCGGAGTGGATTTTTGATGCCAGCTCGTCCTATGGGTATAAGACGGTTTTGGTGTTACGCACGTTGGGATCTTACAACCGTCTGTCAATCGCCAGCACGGGCTCTGCAAATTTCAAGCTGGGGTTCACGTCGGACATGACCGCGGTTGGCAACTACGATACTTCTGACAGCAGCTCCGAGTCCATGTGGCTGAGTGAGGAACGCGGCCATCTTGTCACGGAACAGGGCTTGGTAAGTGAAGTCATTGCTATCGGGATTCCTCCCAGAGGCGATAAAGTCGATCGCTCCTCCGCGTATGCTCTTCCGTATTTGAATGGGATTCTTCCGGAGATAACAGACCAGACCAATGCCATCCATGTGCAGCTGACAAGGCTCTCCGAAGAGATAGATACCCTGCAGAACCTCCTGCTTGAGCCCAACCGTCCGGATGCGTCCCAGACGTTGACCGCTCTTTATCTGGCTCAGCAGGCCGTTCTTGATTGCTCATCCGCCCTGTCTGCGGATGGGTCAATGCTCGGGAGTTGGATGGGGGCGATGGATCCCGGAACGTGGGCTCTGGATTTCACTGCAGGCCATCAGAAGATTCTGGGAAAGAATACCTCGACGGGAATTGGTGGTGAGACTGTCTTCCCGTTCCCATATGTTCCAATAGCCGGCCAGACCACGTTTATCCTTGAGGTTCCTGCTGGTTACGATCGGCGCATAGCCAATTTTGATGCCAATAAACCTGTGATTCGCTATGCTGATTCCAGCGGGATCATGCCAGGTATTTGGTCGGGTTGGGATACCACAGGGGCTCAACAGGTGTTTTCAATTGCATCAACAGAAACAAGCCCTGTGGTTATCACAAATGCCTTAGCACTGACCCTCTATTGGACAGACATGTTCCTTCAGCCTCAGTCGAGTGCATTCCCTTATAGCACGTACTCGACTGTGGGGGCCTTGAAGACGGGCATAAACACAGTGTCTGGGTTTGACGCAACGGGCAACAACGCCTTCAATCTGTATAAGACAGATCTCGTTGATGCAACAAATAACATCTTTATTTCAGGGGTGAATATTTTCCTGAAGGGCATTGATAGCAGATACAGCATCACAAACCAGATTTCATTCCAACTTTATCAATCGGCGTTGTTCACCATTGGAAATTCTCCAGACAAGACATCTCCGTACGTGATCACGGACGAGTCAGCGTTGACGATTCGTTGGGTTGACCCTTACGGGAGTCAGACCAGCTCGTTCATGTACAGCATGTTTCCCACTGTCGGGACGATGAAGTCTGCTATCAATCTGTCCCCGGGATTTGATGCAACGGGAAACCTGATCTATGATGGAGACCCATCTGGATTCCAGCTGGGGTCGGAATACATGAATCCGAGAGTAACTGTTTACCCGGGTCTGAAGCCTTGTTTTGTGGATTATCAAACCCTTTCTGACAAGAACCTGACGGATAGAACCGACTACATAGTTGACCGGATTGCCGAGATTGATACCCGTCTTGGGTATTTCAATGGGACACGGCGGACCGAAATTGTTCAAACCGTTTCAGACGAGGAACTGCTTAGGGCCTCGGATGGCGGCAGGGGGAATCTCTACATATGGGCGAACAACAGATTCAACCGAGTGCAGGGTTGCGAGTCGAAGTTGGTGCAGACCAAAGCAATACAGTCGAGGAACGGGTCAGCCCTGACGGTCAACAAAACTCTGGCGTAGTTTTGGAATGGAGACGTCCGAGTTCAAATAGCAAGTTCATCAGAGAACTTGAGACCTTGGTGAAGATTGCCGGTTATGCCATACGTCGGGATGTGAAACAGATCCAACGTCAGATAAAGACCGTGGAGAAGATTCGATAATGGCTACTCTGGATATCAGGGCAATGATTCAGGCCATCCCCTATGTGACGCCGCCGGCGCCTCCTTCCCGTGCAGTAGAAGCTGCTGCAGCGGCCGATGCCGCATTGGCAGAGGCAGCAATCAAGAAGGCCACAGAAAACTTGAATGAAAAGTCTGGAAAATGGGCTTCTTTCAGTCTTGCTGACATAGTTCCCGCAGCTCCAATCATGATTCTTGGTAAGACAATTGGTGCGCTCCAGAAGGTTACTGATTTTCTGACTCCAATCCTCAAGCTCCTGCAGCTGTTCATAGGAGCATTTGCATCGTTCTCAGCCATTCTTTCTGCTCTGATTGATTTCGTGCAGATGGCGGTTAACGAATGGGCCAAAGACATGATGGGCGCCGGGGTCTTTCTGAATGTGATTGTTCCGCCGGGGTTGATGAAGAATTTTCAGGGTAGTGTGGCGTCCGGTTTCATGTCTACGGGCGGGTTCAACGGTTTTATCAACAGGATCGGCGTGTCCTTGAGAAACACGGCTGACCCGAACCGCCCTGTATTCTCTGAAAATGCCGAAGTGGGTGGTTTTATCATTCTGGTTGATTCTGAATCCCCAGCATCGTTCTTTGGTTCAATGAAGCAATTGGGGAATCTGTTTGACTTCATGAATCTTCTTCCCATCAACACTGAGCCACCGCCTCCGACTAATATTCAAGGTCTGTATGGGATATATAAGAGTCATGAAAACAAAAATGGGAAGCTGGGCATCGAAGTCAAATGGGATGCCCCTCCATTAAGAGTTTCTCCCATGTCCTATCGGATATCCCGGAGCCAGATTCAAAACGGAGTTGCAGTTGTCACGAATCCAGCACCAACAAAATTGGGGGGACCGGACGGGTTTATCCATGCTGTTCGAGTCAGGTTGGCTTCGTTCTTTTCCAAACCAAGGCCTAATACTGCTGTGGACCCCAATGCAACGAAAAGGGGTGAGTGGCCACCGGTCTATGTTCAGGAGTACAAAGACCCGGAATTCAATGGAGGAAAACCCAAGGTTGTCAAAGCAAATCCGGTGACCGGAGGTGGCTCATTCATTGACTATGACATGCCCGCAAGAAAGACCTATCAATTGTATTACGTCGTTGAAGCGGGTTTTGGAACGGCTGAGGATGGAATTTGGGGCCCCAGAACTCCGGAGTTGCAGGTACCAATGCCCTCTGATTGTATTCCTCCGGAGATGGCAGCGGTTATTCAGCACGAAAGAGGTGCTCTGGAATTTGTTTCCGTTGGATTGGGCGCATTGGGTTCGTGGTCTTCCATCAGTCTTAAGATGGTGATCCCATTCATGCCAATGTTGCTTGAGATGTTCAATAAACTGCTGAATATTCTGAAGGGCATGCTGAGTACAGGATCATCCGCGTTTGCGGATTTCATTAATGCTCTAATAGAGAAGATCGAATACTACGCGGAGATAGTTGAGATCCTGAATGCGATCGTGACCCAGATCAAAAGAATTTCGCTGGATCAGTCAGTGGCCTTCTTGTATGTGCCTGCGGATGATGGTGGTGTGAGTGGCTTCATGACCCGACTCAAAGCAGCCAAACAGCCCTCTGGTGGATTTACAGGACCCAACGGCATGACCGCTGGTATAGTGTTCATGTTTGGAGCCTCCGCGACGAGTCCGATTGGTGAATCTGACGAAAATGCTATCGAGTCTCAGGCGAAAGCCCTGCAGACTTCGTTCAGCCTAATCATGAATCTGTTGGCGGGTGATTAACTATGCCTATCAATGAAATACTGATGAAGGAACTCACAGGGTATAAGAACCTTGTTGAGGGAAACAGTATGACGGGTCTGCGAGCAGCAAGGGATTTTATTCCCACAGCCATCGCAGCTAAGCAGCGCCGTCTGAATCAGCTCCGTTCAACTGAAATGCTGATGCTTCAGAAGCTCCGCCGGGAATTGACTCTCCTGACGATAGATGGGCAACGGGCAGACGCCTATATGAAGGTTGAGCCCATGCAATCATTCTTGCCCTATGATACGGGAAATCCTGACCCGCATGCATACATCAATTATGACATTGAAAAGTTGATTAGATTGCCGGTGGGTATTTGGGAAATAGTCTCACAGCAGAAATCAATTGCGTTTGAGATCAAGTCTTTGGTTGCTGACGTTCGGGATCTCAACAATGAACTGAAAAGGGTGAACGATCAAATTGCACAAAAGAGGACGGCCGATGTAGACCTGGAGAAAGACCGCATCACCCAGAGAGCCATAGCAGAACTGTACGCCATATATGAGATTCACACTCTCTATAGGAGCTACACGACGACAGATGCCGGGACTGAGGGTTTCACCTCGGACCAGAAGATTGTTCCAACCTTGCAGAATCTTCACCTCAAATTTCTTGCCTTCGCTGAGAGAAACCCGTACGTTCTGAACGGTAGTCTCGTGCTTGACTATGAAAAACCTGGTTCAGCACTAAATGGGGTTGCTCTGTCGGGGCTCCTCGAAAAAATCCGCCAAGTGGGAAATCCCGGGGAATCAGGGATTGTCGATAAGAAGGTCCAAAAATATGCGGATAACCTGATCAAGAATATCAATGACCCGGATCTCTCCCGCGGTTTCAGTCGTCGAACAGAATCAAAAAATAGACCTAGTAATGATAACTCTCTTCAGCAGAGGACGGCAACAACTTCCAAGATGGTTCAGTTTACGCAGAAAACGGCTAAGTTCTGGACGGTGTGGGACGGAAGAGTGTTTGTGGATAAGGCAACGGATGCTTTCAAGTTGCGCGTGAAGGCCTTGTATGGTGGGTTACCCTTCTGTGGGTCGCCGCCAAAATCCGAAGAGGACGAAAAAAGAGATACGGCGCAGGAGGCTCAGAAGGTAACTGCAACCAAAGCCGCCGAAGAAGTCACGAAAAGTAGCGAAGCTGTAGGTGTCGATACGACCCCCGTTACTACGGAGTATGCTCCAGCCGGTTTGGATGTTTTGGATCCAACACCGACGCCGGAAGTACCTGAGGAGCCAACGTTCTCTGATGATATGAAAATGGCTGCGAGTTTTTTGAGAAAGAAACCTGGTGACGTCACGGAGGCTGATTTGATCCTGGGTTATCAACAGCAGCGCTTCAAGTTCAAGGATAGTCAGACGGCTTTTTACCTAATACCTGCTAAATCTTCAACTGTCCAGGACGGAAGCGGCGGGTTGACGAGCGAAGAAGAGAACCGTTTGAAACTTATTGATTCCCTCTCGACCAGCATGTATGATTCTCAGGAACGATACCAAACATTCAGAGCGACCTTAGTGGAATATAGGACGAGCCATGGTAACCAGGCCACTATTTCCAAGGGTTGGTGGTCTGACCCTGTTGGGCAGCCTTCGTGACTGCTCATAATATCCTTCTAATGTAGGCATCTTATACTATATGTCCTTCGACCTTAAAATAACGACTGTGTGTAACCACCTTGTTTTCAGGGAGTTGGCGATTATGGCGTCTGACCGCCGTTCCCTGAGGATACAGAAGCCACTGTCGTCAGCCGTGAATATGCAACTCTACGCATCGAACAACCTCGTGCCTAAGTCCATGTACAGCGTAGTGTTTGACCCGATTTCGTCCCAAGCCAATCAGTCCCGGATGATCATGTTCTCTAAAAAGTGGGCATCCCCATCTGATTTCTTCGAGATCACCTATGTCACCTTCTCCACTTATTGTTCTAAGTGTAATAATTTGAAGGTGATAGATGATATTTCCTATGACGTCCGAGGACAGATTGCTACAACCCGGGAAGAGTCCCTTCTCATGCAAAATCTCGAGAAATGGACCATCACCGAGCTTCGCAGCAATCCTTTCCATGCCTTCGTCGGTACGGGTCTGATGCAGCTTATCGGTAAGAGAATCACAGATCCTGATTTCTTGGCGGCCCGGGTTTCGCAGGAAATCACTTCCGCTCTGCAGCGTTTCCAAGACATGCAGGGCCAATATCGGCTCACCGGCCGGCCAATGACAGAAGGTGAAACATTAGAAACCGTTGAAAGCATTGATGTTAAGTTTGATGACGTTGACCGAACTGTTCTCAGGGTTGACGTGACCGTGACATCCAGGTCTAGTAAGCCTTTGATGTTCTCTCAGTTCCTTAGGATAAGGGCGGAGTAATGGCAATACCTAATCCGATTATTTTACTCCCGGTTGAGTGCCCCCCGGTCACAAGCTACACGACCGATACCGCTACTCAGACCCTGTCTGGAACGACCGTGGCCGATTCCCAGACCATCAAAGTCAATGGGTCAACTCTGGGCGTTTCTTATACCGCGGGTGAAACGGTTTGGTCTTGGACTGGTACGTTGGAACTCGGTGCTAATACTCTGACCGTCGTAGCAGTTGAACGGATCACACAGTTTGTCAGTCCAGCCACAACAATTACCATAACGCTTATCGAGCAAGATGATTTCATCACCATCTCGTCCCCCACAGGCATTCGTCTGCAACGGGCACAAGATATGGTAACCGTTGTTTGTGCTCAAAATCCTGAGCCCCAGACCGTTGGATACAACTTCTACGTTTCTGCCCAAAGCGGTGGTGTGAATGGGGTTTACGCCAAGATCAACAAAGCCCTGATTGACCAATATTCATTTTACGAGGATTCCTTCAAAACGCTTGGTTCAACTGAAGATCGGTCCGGCAATATTATCGTCACTACCACGACCAGGGAATTCCTCCGTACCTATTATTTCTCTCAGGCTCTGACGCCGGATCGCTACACAGAATTGGTGGGTGCAAGTTTATTGCCCAATCAGCCCTTCACGGACGATACTCCACTGTTCTTTGTGGTCACGGCCATGATTTATGACCCGGCAACAGCCAAGGTTTCCGAGAGTACCTACTCGCCGGAACTCCAAGGGTCGCCTTTGATCATCACCACGGGAATTGCGGACCTGCCGGGACGTACGCAGAATGACATCATCCTGACCTACAGCCGGGAATTGTTGGTCGGTAATACGGGTGTCGACACCAAGCCCGGTACGGCTCTTCGTGATATGATGGATCCGATAGCTGAAGAGGAGGCTCGGCTCTACATCATTCAGGATTTCATGGCTCGGTCACTCTCGGTCAGCACCCTGCTCGCTTTTGATGATGAGAACGGAGATGGGGAGAGTGATTTGGTTGTGGACTCTCTTCAGAAAAGGGCCCTGCAGGTTGCCTTGAATTTGACAGATGACGGAGCACTACAGAGCCTGATTGATCAGCAATTCGTGAAGCTGGCCTCAAACGTGAACATTATTCGCAAATCAGCCGTCTCAGCGACCGGGTCGGCAGTTTTCTACACGGATACGGCGCCAATTCGTGATATGATAGTTTACGAAGGGGCCTTGATAGCAACAACAGGTGACCTTGATGCAGGGATTCCGTCCCAGAATTACCGGACTCAGGCTACCAGAATCATGGATTTTCAGTCTGCGGATTCCTATTACAATCCTACCATGCAGCGTTACGAGCTCGAGGTGGATGTTGAAGCCATAGTTCCTGGTGAATCCGGAAACTCTGATTCCTACACCATAAAGACCTATGAATCCGGAGTTGATCCGGGCTTCTTGGTGGAGAACCCCAATCCGATTTCATTTGGAGTTGATCAAGAATCAAATCATGACCTTGCCACAAGAATTATGTTGGCCTTCTTTGTCGACACCGGAACCGAAGGAGGATATGCCCGCATAGCTGTCAGTATCTCCGGTGTGCATAATGTCCGGGTTGAAAAGGCCGGGGATAGTCTGATGCGCCGGGATTGGGACCCGATCCGCAAGGAACATATCGGGGGAAAGGTCGACCTCTACATTCAAGGTCGACATCTGGAGCAGGTTGCGGACCAGCTCGCTTTCTCCTACGAGAGTGTGGTGGCCTCTGGGGGGACGAAGGCTGATGAACCCTTTACAGTCATCAACGCGGTTTCGTTCCAATTCAAGACAAACAATGCCGCGGTGACGGCTCATACGCCCATTTTCGAGGTGTCCAGAGTTCACAATGCTACTCGTAGTCAGGACTATGACCTGACAGGGTATCAAATCATCGGCGATGGTCAGGTGATAGATTTGAACGAGTCCAACCCGATAAACGCCTCGATCGGATTGGCCGTTGCTGATGTGATCCGTGTGGACTACAAATACCGGAGTTCAGACGTCTTTGTTCTGCAGCGCCAGCCAGTAGTAGAAATAATCTCGGTGACCGGTCAGCTTTCAGGGCCACTTACCACCGACAATTGGGACCTTGTGCGGCTGCAGGACCCTCTCGAGGACGGAGGCTCGACCATCGCCAAGGACGGAATTCGGATCAAGTTTGCCAACAATCTGCCCGTAACAGGAACGCAGACCATTGTTGATGAACCACACGTGATGATTCTGGGCGTGGATGAGAATCTCAATTATCTGGGCGTCGACCCAACCAGCATCGTGGTGCAAAATGAGGGCAAGACTATAACGTACGTGGCGAATGCGGACTATCTGGTCCAGAACGGTACTGATACCACACCCACGGCAATTCGGATGATCGAATCCGGGGCGATCATCAATGGCCAGAGAGCTCTGGTTAGCTATGACGCCATCGAGAACTTCACGATAATCTATACGACGGATGGGTTGCTGGGAACGGTTCAGGAAGAGATTGACAAAACGAAGCATGCTTGTGCGGATGCTATCACTAAGCAGGCTCTTCAGAATGATGTTGATTTTGTAATCACGGTTATTCCCAAGGCCGGCATGGTGAGCACATCAAATCTGACTTCACGAATTCGTACTGATGTGGCCAACTTCGTATCTCAGCTGGGCGTTGGTGTCTCCCTGACCCAGAGTGATGTAGTTGCCATCATCAACAATGTGGCGGATGTCGATTACACCGTGCTTCCATTTTTGCGGATGGTCAAGGCAGACGGGTCCTTCATTGTCCGGGATGAAATAGGAAAGGTTCAATGGGAAATCTTCAATGAAGGTATGGCAACGTCCTACATCACGGTAGCCTCGGTGCTGACCTATAAGACTGTGGATAAGGGCGGGTCGTCGAATGATTTCAGGGGGATTTTCGAGGAAAACATGCCTCTGGTCCTGCAGTCGGATCCGTTGAATGTCTCGGGAGGCCCGGGCAGGGGGTACATCCAAAGCGATGGCAGATTGATTGTCACTACCCGGGACGGATTGTTGCCGGACAATAAAAACTACCAAGCTGCATATTTTGTGTATGGCGAGGTCGGGTCAAAAGATATCAATGTGGCGTCGGTTGAATATTTGAACATTGGGCAGTTCTCTGTGACCTTCGATGCGTCCCGGGAATTGAGCCGTCAGGCGTTCTAACAGGAGTCATCTATGGCAGAAGATTTCGGCCGTTCAGTTTCATACGTCAGTGACCCGAATGGCTATGCCTACGATACAGTAGTCTGGCAGAAAGAAAAGCCTATTCTGGACACCGAGCAAAATCTGGTGCAGCAGATTCAGGCCCTTATCAATCATCGGCAATCCGTGAGCATTCCGTCCGGATGGCTCTCAATGTATCCACTCTCGGTCGACAGATCATTGCATAATCAATTCTACACACAGGATCCGTCTTCAGCGAAGCCCGAATACGCTTTGGTGAATGGCATGGTTCTGCAGGTCACCAATACATTTGATGAACGTGACAATGTCAATGTAGTCGATATGGGTACGGCTCCAACTACCGGTAACCGTATCAGCGGTGTATTCCTTGAAGTATGGCGTGCGCTGCTTGACCCGAATACTTCGGTTAATCGCCCCGATGCAGACACGATTCTTGATTCCATCTATGGTGTCTTCATGTACAATGAAGACGTCGGTTGGTTGTGTGGTCAGAACGGGCTGATCCTGTATTCGAGCCCTTCCAGCCCAAATTGGGTGCTGCAGACAATCAACACGAAAAAGAGTCTGAATGGCCTCTATTTCATTACGAGCGGCATTGGTTGGGTCGTGGGTGATAATGGAACCATCGGTAGGACCGTTTCGGCCGGCAGTACATGGAATATGCTTACAAGTCCTACGACAGAGAACCTGAACTCGATCCATGCGTATAGCCAGCTTGTTGCGTGGGCGGTCGGGGATTCCGGTACGGTTCTTAAGACCACCAATGGTATCACTTGGGTTACCAAGAGCAGCGGTGTCACGGCCAACCTGAACAAGGCCCATTTCTATAACGATCAAGTTGGTTGGGTCGTAGGCAGCGGCGGGACCATCCTCAAAACGACGGATGGTGGTACCACGTGGTTGGCTCAGACAAGTGGTGTGGGTGCAAATCTGAACTCGGTTCATTTCTGGGGGCTGAGTTACGGCTTTGTGGTTGGTGACGGTGGTACCATCCTCAAGACAACCGACGGTGGGGCTACGTGGGGGGATGTTTCCGGGAATATCTTGGATCCGAGCTATACCCGTTGGACAACGGATTTCAATGATGTATGCCTCATCCCGACAATGGATGAACGGGTCACCGATGAAGAAATGACTTCGCAATTCGATGGTGTGAACAAAGTCTGCATTGTTGCTCATATTCCTATTTCCAAAGGCGACGGTAAGGGTACAATCACCAATCTGCCATCCGATGTCACGGTTACAGTTAATGGAACCGAAGTTCTTGTGGATGCGGTGAACGGTTCAACCGGAGTCATTACCCTCAATGTTGCGCCGGTATTGCACGCCACTGTTCTCGTCTCTTATTGGTACAAGAATGACTGCCCGGTTTTCATGGGCAAGGCGTGGATTGTGGGCGCGGGTGGAAAGGCCCTTCGTACGACCAATATTGGTGCTGAGTGGATTCCTCTGAACACCGGAGTTACCCAGAACTTGTATGCCACGGATTTTGTTGATGGGGACAAGGGTTGGGCGGTTGGGTCTTCCGCCGTTATTCGCGGCACTGAAGATGCAGGTAATACGTGGGCAGGAGAAACGAGCGGTGCTGTTGCGCGGCTCGTTCAGCGTGTCTTCAAAGAGGGCAATGTTGACACGGACATTTTCCTCAATGATGATTCCATTCATCCTGATGCCTCGGTCGAAACGACCAAGCGTGTACAGATACAGTACCGGATTCGAATCGTCAATGGGGTTGACCCTGATGCGTCGCCAGAGGCCGGCCTATCTTCATCGATCAAGGGTGTCGGACCCAATCTATCGGGGCAATTCCCGTACGAGAACATGGGTGCATCGACCGGGGACTACGGGTTGTGGCGTGCAAAGTGTCTGAACACGGTCGACGGGTATTGCTGGGCGGTTCCGATGTTCATTACTGCCCGGAGGAACTCGTCAGCTTATGACCCGGCGACCAACCCCAATGGGGAGCACAAGCCCGGGACATTCATTCGTCCGGACCTCTTGACCGCGGCAATGGTGGTCGATGGGGATCTCCTTGATGTCCGCCGTAAGATCATTATTCCGTCACTGACCGAGCTCTTTGAGTCAGACCTCGATCTCCTGTCCAGAAACAGAATGCTCACAGTCATGGCTCGGCAGTCGGGAACCGGGGACCAATATGGTTCGCAGTTGCTCCAGATTGACCGGGTTGGGGCGGGGACCGGAGGGGACCCGATAGTTGTGGGTTTGAATACCGTAGCTTCCGGGTCAATCTCGGCGGCACTGACATTCAACACACAGACCGTTGAGGTCAACGCAGTAGCTTCGCCCAATCCCAATCCGATTGAACAAGCCATGCCGTCCATAAGCGGCTTGTACAGTCAGAATCCATGGGACTATTCGGCGACCTACAAAGAGGGAATTTATGCGGGTCAGCAGGTCGAGGGGTATTGGGAAGGTGTCGGAACAACCCTTCCGAAGTTTGTCTTCAGTGTCTTTATCAAGAACAAGGATGATGATTCGGGTTTGCTGAAATACAAGTTGACGGCAAGGTACAACTCTCCGAGTGCCTCGTCATTGAACAGACTGCCTTACAACCCTCAGCTGACCCAGAACATCAGTGGCGGTGGAAACCCAACAGTCTGGTATCATGGCATGCTTGATTCTGTAGCGTCCAAAGTCATTGAGTCTTGGGACTCAACCATACCCCGGCACCAGAACTACGCCGTGGTGTATCCGGCGAAAGACTCGTCCGACACAAGTCAGCGGAATCGGGCGTCGTCGGTGGAACTGCACCTGTTCTACACAGTTGGTACGACCGGGTTGACCCTCCAAGTCCCGCAGCAGGAGATCACAGTGGTCTCTGGAGATTCCAAGTGGAAGATCTACTCGGTCTCCAAGGTGAACAACATCACGTCTGGATTCTCTCACAAGATTCAGAATATCCAATTCCTCTCCCCGGGAATAACGGTCACTGCTGTGGCTGGGTACACTTTTGTCCAAGGTGCAGTGGTCGAGGTTGTGGCCTACGCGGTTGCTCTTGAGGGAACAACAAGATGGCAGGGGATTCGTAATGGGGCCTCGGTCAATTTCACGGAGAGAACTAAGGCTGTAAACAACTTCGTGGAATCAAGATGGGTCGAGGCTTCAATTCTTGCCCCATTTTCCTATGTGGACATATCATTGGGGAGCGCTGTCCTATATGGTGCAACCACGGTTGAAACTGTATCTGGCCTCGCTCAGCATTCTTTCTGGTATGGGGCTTCTTTGTCAGTAGCAAATCTACAGGCTGGGGTCCTCTCCGGATGGGGGACGAGTACCGCTAGAGTGACCTTTGCAACATCATTAATTGGTAAGATTTGGGTCCAGCTTCTGGTGAAACAGACGCAATTGCCCCATAATGATCCGAACGTAGACAGCTTGCTTATCGCATACAACTTCATCCCGAAGCAGACTGTTCCCAGCCTGCCAAGCAGTCTGACCCTTGATGTGGTCACTGTGGCACCTGTTATCGTGTCAACACTTGGAATTGCCGGCGGGGCCGCGGGGAGCCCCTACGATAACCCGATCGAGCACATTCCTCTCAATGGCACGATAACGACCGGTGTTCCGGGAGACGAGTATCTGGGGAACTATGACCCACTGCAGTTCGGTAACTACTCCATCAACAGTGGCTACGTACGTCTCCCGACCCTGATCCCGGCCGGGGTAGGCCAGCAGGTCACTCTGTCATCCGCATCATCCGATGCCGCCGGCAGAACATTCTATCAGACCTGCTCAGTTGCCACTCAGTTCTCGGCTGAGGGCCTTGTGACGACTATTCCCAGGAAGGTCTACGCGCCGATTCTGGCCCGGGTCAAGGCCTGTTCTGATGGGCGCTTCGAAGTGGGTGAGTATGTCCTTGTAGTGTTTGGAAAATCAACTGCTTCCAGCAGAGAGAATACCGTTGGGTCATCCGACGCCATCGGAGTGTACCGGCTGCCCAACAAACCCATCTGCAAGGTGTAACCTATGCTGACGACACAGAGCCACTACATCGATTTCGAAATCAGTGATTCGACCGTCCGCGTGTTTCCGGGGGCTGTAAAACTCGGGGACATGGTGGCTCTATTTCGTGGGGGTCAACTCCAGATATCAGAAATGGCCAATTTCTCGGATCAGAGCTCTTATCAATGGTCCACCCTCTGCATCATCCCCTCGGGTGAAGGTGCGGACATGACCAGTGTGATCTCAGCGTCGGCCTCTAGTGTCCGGGAGCTGGAATTTCCGATTTTGCCGGATGCATCAGCGATGAAACCTGTGGGTTTGTTTGAACTGCACACGAACGATGGAACATCCATAGACCTTGTCTCGTGGTACAGAGTTTCTTAGAGAACCATGGCATCACTGTATACGCCAAATCCGGAAGATCTGGGACGTCGCCGCTTCCCAGATGATAAGTCGTTCAGGGTAGACCTGTTTAACCGGGCATCAACCCTGATCGGCTCGATGTTGGATTTGATTCCAAGCAACTACCCGCAGAATTTCAACACGAACCTTGCCCAGTTTTTCCGGGTTTTGTCTAGGGAGTTTGCCCGTCTACAGTTGGATATGAGTGCCCTGTCGAACGATAAACAGTACACGGCGACACGCATTCAATTCCTGCAGCAAATACTCGGAGAGCGCCTGTTTCTGCACGACCGATTAGCCCCGGCGGCCTACAATAATGAGACCTTCCGGGATTATCTCATCTCATTGAAGGATGCCTATCTCAAAGGCAGCACCAAGATCAACATGGAGGAGACGGCCAGCCATTTTACCAAGCTGCCGATCATCCTCAAAGAGCTGTATCTTGAAGCCCGCAAGCCTAACAGTGCGTACGATGTCTCTGACACGCACAAAATGATTGTTCAAGTTCTGGTGGATGATCTGCTCCGGTCAGGCCGCAGCTTTGAACAGCTCAAGTCCGACTTGGATTTCTTCATCAATCTGATCAAGCCGGCTCACGTTCTCTATGACACCCAGCTCATTTGGACTGAGCAGCTTGATGTCAACAAGGTTGTCGACATTCTATATGGGGATCTCGGTGGCGGCTGTGTCCCGATCTATGACACCATATCCCTTGGGGAACCCACGGTCTTGGCCCTGTCAGTCACGGTTCTTGCATCACCTGCCGGAGCGACAGGACAGATAGATTCGCTCAATCCGCCTGACCTCGTATTCTATTTGGTAGACTCAACCAAGGTCATCACCGAATCTGGAGCTTACCAAACAATCTTCTTCAATGCCTCAACTGGTAAACGCATCCGGTTCTCTGATTTGCAGATTGGGCAGTACGTCAAAATCACCTCTCTGGCTATTGAAGGGGATTGGCAGTTCTGGTGGATCCCGCCAATCCCCAATCTTGGAACCGAACAAAGGTTCTGGCGAAGTACATATCGTCGGCCCGCATTCCAAGAGAATGTCAAGAAGGTGATGGATGTGCAGGGCCGCTTCCCGCTTCAGATCAAATCTACCCCAACAACCATATGTGACCGTTGGGTACAGGACCTCATGGTTCCTCTCTATGAGGACCTGAGAAAGCCCTGCCTTGACCGGTGGGATAGCTCCAGACAATATTCAGTCGATCTTGCCGAGAGAATGTGGAGTCCGCGCCTCTCCTTCCCTTGGCAGGACACCATTACCAACCCGTTGCTCTACGGTGATCCGTTCTCGTTCTTGATGCCCTATGCGCCCCTTACAGATGGGTCTGGGCAGCCGGCAACCCCGGCCAACGTGTCCTTCTTGCGGGACGGTACACCTCTATCTGCAATGACCTCGGTGGATGCTTCGGCAGGGATCATCAGCCTGTTCTCCAGCCCTGCTTGGTGGGATGCTTCAGGTGGTGGCACGCCAATCACCGGTAATGTGATGTCGTTCGGGTATAACTACCTGTCGGATGGTACCGAGTATACCCGATCTGATTCTTTCGTATTTGGCATGAGTTATTGGCAGATGCCATCGGTGCCTCTTGCAGATTCCTCGGGGAATCTGGCAGGAATCAATGACATCTCCGTATTTCTTGATGGGACCAGCCTGACAGGCGCCGTGCAGGCCGTTTATCCATTATTGGGACATGTTGTCCTCGACGCTTCGACCGGGTATTGGAACACAGCCCTTGGGCGTTTGCCACAAGTCGGTGACAGCATTGACTTCAGCTACTACCGGGGTCTCGGCGGTACATATTCGATGATTCTGGACGATTTGGAGCGAACGTTGGACACGGGTGGCCCGGGTTCTCCGTTCACATTGGTGCTCGATGCAGCTGGGGATTCGCAGGTCAATCCGCAGCCGCTCGAGATTGGATATCGTTACCGGACCTATCTGTTGCACCATAGTTCAGTCCTGAACTCCACATTTGCGCCGGCCGATAGTACAGGACTCCATTATGAGTCCTTGCTTCTGAACAACTTCCAGAAGCCAGCTCTGCGAGCATCCTTGGTCAATCATCAGGATTCGCTAAATCACAAAAATCTCGTGTTCAGCCCAGAGTTCCTGTACGACACTTCCAGCTACGTGCTGAATGACCCGTATTTGGAAAATGGTCTGGATCCGGTACTGAAGTTGGGGCCGGGAACGCCGCCGTTCCAGAAGACATTCTCTTATCATCCGCGATTGGTTGAGGACCATAAGGTACAGGATATCCGGCGTCATCATAATCCGGTTATTTATTCAGACCTGCTGCTCAAAGAGTTCCAAATCAGTGGGGATCCGGATCTACCTTTGTCGTCCATCTGTGATGGCGACGGATATACGTTCCAGATTCGGTTTGGTGAAGATCTTCCTCATCTGTCAGAGTGCGCTCCATGGATTATCACGGACACCGCGGTGACCATGGATGTTGAACTGATCATACCGGGGGACTCCACGACGGGCTCTCCGCACCTGAGAAATCCGGACTACAGGCTCCGTTCAAATCTGATCCTGCGTGATACGACGACATCAGGCGTGGTACAGGTTACTTACACGGAATGGCCTTCAAGGGGTCAGACAGTCTTCCAACTGCCGGAGACAGTGACCCGTGAATTCCAGCCCTATGGATGGCTTGATTTCCCATCGTTGCCGGTGATGCATGACGCTTCAACTTTGGCGAGCTCGATCGATGTTGAGGCCTATATTGATGGACTCAGGGACTATGACGTCATTCAATCGATAGACCCGACCACCGGTACAATTATCCTGTATGCTCAAAACGACATCAAGATTTCTGATATTGTCTTGACAGAACAGGACCTCATCCGCGGTGAGGTTGAACTTCCGAGGAATCTGTTGTCAACTTCCATAGCGGTATCGATCGTTCATGGGACGTCGCAATATGTTGGGACGGATTTCTATGTTGTTGACAATCTGTTGATTTGGCGTGATGGTCCGCTCGATGGTGCATTTGATGCTGGAGATATTCTGCGTGTGACATTCAGGGCGGATCCGTCTGAGGTTGAGTTCCGTTACTTGATCCGGAATAAGCGCCACGTTTCGGTTATCGATCCGAACAACTCCCGCATACTCGATGACGGGTACGAGTTCCCAGGTTTCTGCCCGGATACAGGCCTGACCGAAGAGGTGGGGTTGGTCTTCCATGAGTATGTGAACTTTTTGGATGACAACGGGACCGGCATCAAGTTGAAATTCATCAACAAGGATACCTACCAAGTTGAGGACCATGTTTTCTGTGGCCCCCTGTTCGAAATCTATGTCGCTGCCGAGGACCAGATTGCGTGTCCGGATTCATTCCCCGGGGCTTTGATAAAGATTCCTGACCGGGCTTCCAGGGGTGATCCATTGTCTTGTCCGGACGAGTTGGACTTTATGTCTGACCACTTAGTGAGGTTCAGAACAAAGACTTATCGTGAATTGATGCCTGATAGATCGTTCAGAACAACCAAGCTGACGGAGATGCTATCGTTGTAACGAGTTGGAAAATTTGGAGTTAGGTTCAATAGGCAGGGTAATATCCTATAAATACTGCCACTCTTATGTTGTATATGCCCCCACGATAACGGGAGACACGACACCATGATGTTCAAAGAATACCTTCGCCGGGCCAAAGAGACCATGTTCGGAGGGTTCAAGTTGGTCTACGAAGAGGACATCCGGCGGCTCCAAGGTGAGTATTGGATTACCCTTCGGGATGCTGCAACCGGTCTGATCCTTGAACAACGCCATGACAAGAACCTGATCGTCAATACGGCCTCAATTCTGATTGCCCGTCTTCTGAAGGACAATCATGAACCGACGGCTGGAATCTCCTATTTGGCGGTAGGAACCGGGGCGACTGGGTGGAGTCTGCAGAATCCTCCGCAGCCCACCGTCACGCAGGTGCATCTCGAGAATGAGATTGCCCGCAAAGCATTCACAACTATGGACACGTCTTTTGTTGACCCCATGACGGGGGAACACATCACCACTCCAACAAACGTGGTTGATTACACGGCCACCTTTGCTGAAACAGAGGCGGTGGGCCCCTTGGTTGAAATGGGACTCTTCGGTGGTGACGCAGTGGATGCCCCTGACAGTGGGACTGAAGTGAACTATCGGACATTCCCGGTCATCAACAAGACCAATTCGATGACCATGACGATCATTTTCCGGATCACGGCCTAAGTCAATGGAATTACTCGCTCTGAACGGGAAATTGGTAGGAAAGATCAGTACGGGCCAAGATTCCATTGGTCTGCACGTTGATGGTAAGTCCTTCTACGGAACTGTGAATGGGAGTCGAATAACGGAGTCAAACACACGAAAGTGCTTCATGGAACGGGCTCTTCCGGTCGTAGCCATGGCCACGATCGAGATTTGTAAGAGCAGCCCGGTAAAGGTCTGGCGAACGAGTAAAGATCAAGGCGCCATGGATGAGGTTTTGAAACAGTTGGACGGCAAGATTGAAGACTCCAAGATAACTGTTCTGACCTTGCCTCCGGATGAGCAGCAGGATAGCGGGCTTCGGGAAATGAAAGCCTCCAGCCCTGATTTGAACGGGTATCAGAAGGGTTTGCCAGACTTCACGGAACCTGTTGGTAAATGCCGGGATCTCGCAGACGGCCTTCTTCGAACGAACATTCCCCGGACGATGTGGGGTGGCAAGAAGATCCAGAGTTTCTTGAACGGAATTCGGTCGGATTTGGATGAGATGAAGGATGATTTTGAGCGGTTTGAAGCTGCCGTGGAGCATTCCGACAAGAATCTATGTATGGCTCTTGGAAGAAATGACCGGAGACCCGTCTCGATTATTGCGGGTCGATTGATTGATGAATTTCGCGATATCAAGGAAATTATGTCCAAGACTGCTCAGGTCACTCACAGGCTTTTTGATTCGGACAGAGTGTTCAAAAAAGAAGCGGGGTATCCGACAACTTGGTTTTTCCCCCCTTCCGTGTACTATGATTTTCTCTATAATTTTGAGGGCCTCGTGAAGGGTATTGTAAAGGCCGCTTCCTTTGAAACGTCTACTATCATGCCCTTGTTCGCATGGCGGGTGCAAGCAGGAGATCAGCGATGAACGATTATCTCGGCCCAAATCAGACCAGAGTCCTTGACCCGGACGGGCGCAGCTTTGAAGAGCTGATCTACCAGAAGCGCAAGCCACCTCTGTCCTGTGAAATGGACCTATCGGGACGTCTCGTGTCACAAAAGTCCCAAGAGGCCGCCCGTCGTATTGGCCCCAGCGGTTGGGATATCGTTGGAAATATCACCGATGGTGGTACGACCAACCTTCTTGCGGGTGATGTAGCGTGCTCGCCGGCCAATGTGGCCAATGCATTCACTCTCGTGGCTCTGGACCGTGGTATTCAGACCGGGCGTCTTACTGCATGGGTGAACGGTTACCGGGTGCTGATCCAAGGGTCAAACACGTCGACGAATTTGAACAATGTCATCCTGCTCAACACGCCCCCGGGATTTGGGGGCCAGGTTGATTTCGTGTTTCTCGAGGTCTGGCGCAAGCTCATCGAGCCAAGTGACACGGTGAAGATGTACGGAAATTGGCTCTATGGTGGAACCAACCCGGCCAATGATCTGATTGACCCGTCAATGGGTATTGAGACCTCGCTACGTGTTCAAATCCAATACCGGATTCGCGTCGTATCGGCAATTGATGTCGACGGGTATCCCGATGGATTTGACCCGAACAAGGTCTATGTTCAGGGCCCCCTTGACAACCCGATCGATACCTGTAGCCATGCGTACTTCTCTCCCGTGGCTGGGGACCCGGGGCTCTGGATTGCCGGTGCTGGTGATGAGGTTGCTCAGGAGACTCTTCAGACGGTTGATGGGCATACCTATGCCATTCCGATGTTCATGGTTGCCCGTCGGAATAAGACAGCGTTTGACCCGAACAACTATTCCAACGGTGCCGGCAAGAGTCGCGTGAATTTCTTGGCCGGGGTTGCATCGGACCGGCCGGATGGGTTGTACAATGACATCATCGCGGCGAATGACATTCTGGACATGCGCCGGCTGGTGAGTCCCGAGGCCAATTGGCAGGAACTTGCTGAGGATGGGTTCAAGAAGCTGATTCAGGGCAAGATCCGCGGCAAGATGTCCCGCACAACTTTGGGTGAGGACCACCATGCCGTGATAATGGCCCAAGCCGACGCGGTCAGCGAAGAGGACAAGTTCGGGTCGACGTTGATTGCTCGCGGTGATGGTGCCCGTCGAATCTTCTCGAATGCAGGTGGAATTCAGACGGATACTGCAATCGTCAAGACCATTCAGCAGAAGGTCGCAGGCACTGTTGGTTCCCCGTGGGTTTTGGGGGACCAAGTACGGATTGATGCCACGACCAACTATCCTGCTGGTACTGTGATTCCGTCGGTACAGCAGACCTATTCGAACGACCGGGCCAGCCAGACGCTGACAATTGGTGGCCTGTCGACGGGGTTGGTCACTTTTGTTATACCCGCGATGTCTCCGCTGATCGGAACATCAAAGACGATCACTGCTGAATACACGCTCAATATCCCCTCGGGGCCGAATGGGTTGACTGCTCTTCCGGATCGCTTCTTGGAGTTCCGGAAAGAGGATTCAACCTGTGCAATAGCGGTTCCAGGGAATGATATCCCGATTCGGGGGTCCTCGGCGGTTGGTACCACGGATGGAACGTACACCAATGTATTGACCAATCGCGGGGCACTGCCTACATCATTGAGTGATTTTGGCCACCAGATGGTCTATCATGTCCGTGGCAACGGTAATGCTATTGTGACGGTACCGCGGACGATCGATGGGTATCAGATTCTGGGTGTACGGTCGGTCAAGATCAGTGGTTCTTCTGTGAACACGGTCGTTGTCAGTCGTGACCCTTCGGTCTACACGATCAATATGGGAACGACAGCGGCCAACGGTTGTGACGTTGAGTTGGAGCTCTACACCGGAGTCAAGTTCTTCGACGTGAATCGTCAGTCTCGGGGTATCACGGATTGCTCCGAGATGCTTGAGATCACCCCGAATGAGTCCGCTACAGGGTCTCTGTATATCTTCACTCTGGACAGCAGCAGCAAATCCGTCATTGCTCTCGCCAGCTACTTCAGCAAGAATGGTGCGGGTTACGCCTATGTCGACGGTTCGATGGTGCCCCTGACAACCAACAATGATGATCTTCCATCAGGGAACTTCAAGACACTGACTCGGGTGACGTTTGCATCGGCGCCGGGAGCCGGCAAGGCTATTCAGGTTCCTGTCCTTGCCCACAGTGCCATCTCTGACTCTGAGGGATACACCTGTTTCTACGAGACAACCCCGTATCAGGGTCTGATAGACAGCACCAGCCCTGTGTCAGGCAAACTGTTGGCAGTGGGCCCGTCAATTGTCACCACAGCTGGATCGGGTGCCAAGACTGATTGGACGTACTCAGTAGGTGAAGCCACGTTCACGGCTGATAGCTCAGTCATCGAGGGGGACGCCGGAACACAGTGGTTCTCCAATGTCAGACCGGGCGACTTGATCAGCCCCGTCAACACGGACAATACTTCAAAGTACGCCGTTCTTCAGGTCGTTGATAACGAGAACTTGGTCATTGATGGTGAAGTTGAAACGAGCTACAACGGCCCTTACGGGATTCTGCGGAAGGACACACCATACTTCTCGCATCCCAACATCATCGACCGTCTTCCGATTCTGGATTCCAATGCGGATTCCAGCGCCAAGAGT